CAATGCTATGCCTTAGATACCTAGAGATTGGTAGTGAGGTAGTAGTGAAGTCATTGACCCCACAGGTACCGTAATCTAATCTGTAGTAGAGGTAGTGTTCTGCCTCATCAATAGCAATCCTAAGTACGTCTACAGTAGAGTCACGTTGGATGTACCTGACACCATAAGAGTATTGATCAGGTCCAGGTGTAGAGATCTTCTCACGTTGGTCTCTATCAATCTTATAGATGTTAGTTACTAGGACCTCTGCTGAGTTATCAGTGGGCTCATATCCTACTGGTACTTTAACTAATGAGATGTTACCAAAGCCATTCTCAGCGTCATATAAGACTTCAGTACAATCACCCTGGATATTGAATAACCAGTCATCATTAGGATCAGGATCTACTTTAGGTGTAAGGTTATACATTTCAGCAGTTTGATCAGCACTAGGGCTGTAACCACATTCAGCAGCAGTACGTGACCACTTAGCAAACTCTTCTCTTAGTTCAGCCTGCTCTAGTAGCAACTCTTCCTTAGCTGTCTCTAGGTCCCTTTCAATTCGTTCCCTTTCATCAGGATCTAATCCATCGTTTCCATTTTCACTAACCTTCCATCCATAGATCTTACCTATACCTAGTGCGATGTTACGGAGAGATTCAGGACCTCTACCTACATCCTCTTGTTGTTTAAATTTCTCATAACCCTTCTCATTAAAGACATATACCTTTTCATTAATAAGTACCCTACCTTTACTCTTGTTACCGTCAGGTGGGTTGATGGTTTTAATATCCTTACCACCTTCGTAGTTCTGTTTAAGTTCTACATAACCTGAGTTGACTAGATACAGAGGTCTATCATAGGAGTAGTTACCAGAGAACTTCTGGATACTAGCTTGTACATAAGATTCAGAATCCTCTACCTTATCATCTAGATCTAATTTCTTTTGTAGGTCATTTACCTCTTCCTGTAATTGAGCAATTGAACCTTGTAAGGTTTCAACTTTCTTACGTTGTCTTTTGAATTTACCTGAATTACATTCGGGGAATGCTACAACTGAGGTGTTACCATCTGGATCGAAGTCCTTAGGTACTTGTTGGTATTTAACAATCTCTGGTAGACCTGAATAGGTATCCCAGATAAGTACAACACCATTCCTTTTAATGACACCAATGAAAGATTTTTTATCTTCACCTTCAAAGGTAAACCAATGACCATCTCTTTGAGTAGGTTGGAAGTTCTTGATTGTTTCTCCCATAGGTGTATAACCAATAGGATTAATCAGACGTGCTCCAGGTCTCTTAGATAGTCCTGTGGTTACATCAGGGATACAGTTCAGAGCATCCCTTACTTGTCCAGGTACTTTTAGTTCATCCGGTTGTTGTGATATACCCTGAATGTAGTTCGGGATAGTCTGTCTGATATTTGCCATTAGCGATTAAGTGCTTGATAAGGTTGATATGACCTATAAGCTGTGCCACGTGGTGTACCAAACATGGTGTAATCACCTTGGTTACATTCGTGTTCCAGCAATGATGCACGAGACAAAGCCTCATCCTTTTGCATCATCTGTACTAGGTTTGGATCACCAACTAGGTACTGAGCTGCTTTAGCTTTAGACCTATTAATGATATAGTTTTGGGCTGCAGGTGGTATGTCATTATACTCAACGTCCCAAAGGAAATCTAATTCAATAGGAGATTTAAAAGTATAAGACTGAGTTAGTTTATCGTACAATTTACCTTGTCGTCTGACAACATCTGTAGTCCTCCAGACTTGACCATCACTGACATCCATCTGTAATGCATTAACTGGATAGCTAATAGTTCCTTCAGAGTCAGGTGTTAGTTTGTAATTGTGTTCAGTATTAAAGGACCATCCTTCTAGTTGTACCTCGAGGGTAGTCTCTTGGAGGATGCGATAAATGTAGGAGATCTCAGGATTTCTAAATTCCAAGACCTGCACTGGTGCTTGACCAATCGCACCTAATACTTGATTGACGGCTGATAGCGGTATGTTCTGTTCCATATTAAATGTGATTGATAATCATTCTCAATAAGAATTAAAAAAAAGGGACCCGAAGGTCCCCTGGTTCTTAAGCAGTTGGCTTAAGTTGAGTTGTTGATGCAGCAGGAGGATAGGCGAGACCGCCAGTCCACTGCTCAGTCTCAGACTTAACAGTAGATCCTTTCACTGCAGCTAGACCGGCAGGGTCATAGCTACGTTGTGTCTTAGCGACACTGAAACGAGTTGTAGTTGGCATAGTTTATTTAGCGATTTTATCTGTAGCTGCTGCACCAGCCTGTGTAGGTTGTGCAACAGTGCGGCCATACTCAACAGGTGAGGGAAGATCCCAGGACGTGGATGTAACCAGTCCCAGGGTCCTCGTTTGTGCTGCTGAAGTACCCGGAGTAATAGAACGGGTCTTAGCCATATCAAGCAGCCTGCAGTTCGATAGCAGCGGCAGGGTTCAAAGTACCCACACCCATTGCCAAACGACCAACGATCAGATCACCTTGGTACATGACGTTGACATCACCGGAGGTGGTTTGAACCTGGGGTCCAATACCTTCGACAACACCAGCGGCATCGCGCTGATAGATCAGACCACAGTGAGCAGAGAAGTCACCGGAGTAATCGTTGTTCTCACCATCGACACGTGTAACAGTACCAGCCTTGAATGGCAGGTTGTTGGAGCGCTTGATGGAGATACCAGCGATCTCATAGAGACCTTCGCCAGAGTTCATAGAACCCTGTGAGTTTCCGTAGTCGCGGTTGAGAATATTCGAATCAACCTGGCTGATCAATGCATAATACTGCCGTGGGCTGAGAACAGCGGTACGTCCAGTGTTAGGTACGTTCTTCTCATCCAAAATCGATGCGGCTTCGAAGAATGAATCTACGAGTGCCTGTGCATTGAACTCATTATCTGCACCGATCTTGATGATCGATCCACCGGGCTCAGGGCCAGGTGCTGCAGTGATGGGATGTGCTTCACGTGCTGCAAGAGCAATCGTCCTAAAACATTTTTTGTCGTAGGATTCTGCGAGAGCGTGACCAATCTTCTTGGCGATCTCTGCACGCAGTGAATAGTGAGCAAGTGTCTCGTCGAGAGAATAAACAAAGGCTGAACTCACGAGGAGGTCATCCATGATGATTGTTTTCTCGGCGACTGGAGGGTCACCACTACCTAGAATTGGAGTTCCAGGAAGATGGTAGTCCGCAGTCATCCGGCCCGTGAAGATAAATTGCAGCGCTTTACCATTACGGAGCGTGCGGTTTTGTACGGTGCCTTTGGCGATACAGCTAGACTCATAGGCTTTGAACATCTCGCCTGAGAAGAGTTTAAGATACGTCGCATACTTAGCGTCGTAATCTGCTCCACCTTGGGAAAGACCAAGACCAGGAGTTTTGTTAATGTTGCCTGTAGCGGTAAGGTTGGCGTTAGGAGCAACGCCTGGATATGGATTCGTTTGGGTTAATGCCATTGTTAAAAGTTAATTGTTTAGTTCGATACTGTCTAGACAATCAAGCGCTTTGTGGGCACGACGAGTTCCAAGGTGTGGTAGTAGTTTACTTAATATCATTCGAACATCTCTGGCTTTACCGCACTTCCAAAGATACTGTGTTTTCCAGTGATCTTTTCGTGAAGCTTGGGAGCCAGGAGCATAGGTGTAGATAGCTCCACATCCTGCCCATTCAAAAAACTGTTCTACAACATCTCTGTCTGTCATTACAAGACCGAGACGCCAATAGGTTTTTCCAGTGTTCTTATTTATATCTTGAATAGAAATACATCCTTCACCTTCGAACAAGCCAGCGGCCCATTCGATAGTTTTCATGAAATAATTTTGTCCAGGAATTTATGGCTTCCTGATAACCGGCCGGTTAAGAGTATCCTCGTAAGGGTCCTAACCAATACTGAGGCCCGGAGTTGCACCGGGCACTAAGCTTTACTTACTCAGTGTTTTAACGTACTTGTTACCACGGTAGGTGAGAGTAACAGTCATTAGTAATCTCCGTATAAACTAGGTCCCGTTTCATACCTAGTCATCATGCGTCCCGAAGGATAAACGTACGAAGTTTATTTGATGTAGACTTCAGCTCTACCGAAGTAATCCTTACGGTCATCGAGCCCATTGTATCCACCATTAACCCTAAGTGTTACTTCCTCTGTACAAGGATCTGTATCACATAGAGTATTCATATCATTATCAACCCACCAGAAACCTGCTGAGGTGAAGGGATAGTTATCAGCTACATACTGACAACCTTCCATGACACGTGGATTATCTATATCATCAGCAAAGCGCTGATAGTTGAACCGCCCTGTCATCTGGAGATAGCCTGCACCTTTGTACTTAGGACCATCACCAGGTTGTGTGTTACCGATATCAGTTCTACCTTCCAGGTATTCACCATCAGATAGTTCTGTCTTCCACTTACCACCACCAGACTCATGTCCAGTTTGTGCAA